TTGCTGGCGAAGAACTTTCTGAGGAGTTCCAAGAAAAAGCACGCACAATCTTTGAAACCGCTATCAAAGAGAAAGTTGCTACCGTCAAGGAAGAAATGCAAGGCGCTTATGAAGCAGCACTTGTAGAAGAAGTAGAAACAATCAAGTCTGAACTGACTGAGAGAGTTGATACTTATTTGGAGTATGTCGCTGAAGAGTGGATCAGCGAAAATCAGATCGCTATTGAGACTGGTCTCAAGAGCGAAATGACCGAATCATTCCTCGGTGGAATGAAGAGTCTTTTTGAAGAACATTATGTAACAATCCCTGAAGACAAGTATGATGTACTAGAGAGTATGGTAGATAAACTTGATGAAATGGAGAATAAACTCAACGAGCAAATCGAAAGAAACGTTGCTCTAAACCGCAGATTAGCAGAATCCGTTGCTGATGTAATTTTTGCAGAAGTAGCTGAAGGTCTTGCACTTTCCCAGAAGGATAAACTCGCTTCTCTCGCTGAAAATGTTGAGTTTGATAGTGAAGACACCTATCGTGAGAAGCTAGTCAAGTTGAGAGAGTCTTATTTCCCAACTAACGCTGGTACTCAAAAAGACGACTCAGATCTCGTCTCTGAAGAGGTCGAAGAGGCACCAAGACAAGTTTCATCTTTGATGGAATCTTATCTTAGCACCCTTGGCAGAGTCGCCAAAAAGTGATTTCTAAATCATAATAATCAAACTAAAACTTTTTTAAAGAGGTAATTTTCAAATGCAAATGTTCAACGCTGAACAACTGCAGGAGAAGTGGGCACCCATTCTCGATCATGATGGTCTTGATCCAATCAAGGATTCACATCGTAGAGCGGTTACCGCTATTCTGCTAGAGAACCAGGAGAACGCAATTCGTGAGGAGCGTGAGTTCCTTTCCGAAACTCCTAACGTTAACACCAATTCAACTTCAAGCACCGCAGGTTTCTCTGCTGATGCTTCTTCACCAGTCGCAGGTTTCGACCCAGTTCTGATCTCCTTGATCAGACGTTCTATGCCTAACTTGGTCGCATATGACCTCGCTGGTGTTCAACCAATGAACGGTCCTACTGGACTCATCTTCGCAATGCGCTCCAAGTATGGCGCAATGGATTCTGCTGCAGAAGCACTATTCGACGAAGCAGATACTTCATACGCTGGTCAGAACAGCGGATTCGACCTCGAAGGCACCCGTTACGTCTCTGGTGGCGGCGGTGAGGCAGTTGGTTTCGGTACTACTGGACCTAACTCTGCTAACAATCCTGGTCTACTTAACCCTGAAGGTTCCCAGACTGCAACTACCTATCCTGTTGGACAAGGTATGGGCACTGCCGATTCAGAAGATCTCGGCACCTCTGGCGACGAGTTCAACCAGATGGCATTCTCGATCGAGAAGGTCACCGTTACTGCTAAGAGCCGTGCTCTGAAGGCAGAATACTCGCTAGAACTTGCTCAGGACCTTAAGGCAATCCACGGTCTGAATGCTGAAGCAGAACTCGCAAACATTCTCTCTACTGAGATTCTTGCTGAGATCAACCGCGAAGTCATCAGAACCATCTACAAGGCTGCTGAGTCTGGCGCACAAGCAAACGTCGCTTCTCAAGGTACTTTCGACCTCGACGTTGACTCCAACGGACGCTGGAGTGTTGAGAAGTTCAAGGGTCTTATCTTCCAAATCGAGCGCGACGCTAACGCAATCGCACAAAGAACTCGTAGAGGAAAGGGCAACATGATCCTCTGCTCCGCAGACGTTGCTTCCGCCCTAACCATGGCAGGCGTACTCGATTACACCCCTGCACTCAACGCTGGTCTCAACGTTGATGACACTGGTAACACCTTCGCTGGTGTACTTGCTGGTAAGTATCGTGTATACATCGATCCTTATTCTGCAAACTCTGCTGCTGCTCAGTACTACGTTGCTGGTTATAAGGGTTCTTCACCTTATGACGCAGGTATGTTCTACTGCCCATACGTTCCTCTTCAGATGGTTCGTGCCGTTGGCGAGAACACCTTCCAGCCTAAGATCGGATTCAAGACTCGTTATGGTCTTGTTGCTAACCCATTCGCTGAAGGAACCACTGCTGGTCTCGGTCGTATCACCGCTAACAGCAACCGCTACTACAGACGTGTACGTGTCAACAACCTCATGTGATCCATTGGATTCACTAGGTTTTTCTCAGAGGGTCTTCGGACCCTCTTTTTTTGTATCTAAATACTTTTTTATAGGAACCTTTTTTTCGCATGGAATCCGAAGAGGAACAGTGGGCAGTAGAGTGGACTTTAGATATTAATAAAGTCAGAGCACTCTACGATAGCATTTCATATGCATATGAGATGTGGCCAGGTGCTCCAAAAAGACCACATGATGAACAAGAGTTTCTTCAATTAACAAAAAATGAACTCTTTGCAATGATCATGGACTACAACTTAACCCAACTATGAAGTCATTCAAAGAATTTACTTCCAATTGCCCAGATGGGTATAGATTTGATAAAAAACTTGGATATTGTGTTCCTAAGGGAAAACGCCATATAAACTACATTGTTGGCGGTAGATATCTAAATCGAAATGATGATGATAATGAAGATTCCGAAACCAAAAAGAATGGCAACGGAAATGGTAATGGAAATGGCAACGGAAATGGCAATGGAGGTTCCAACGGCGGCGGAGACGGCGGCGGCGGAGAATAAATAACACTAAAGACTATAGAAAAATGAAACCAACACCTAAACAAGCTTTAGAAATTAACAAGCACTATGAGAGAGTTGTTGAGCATCTTATCAAAGAGGGATATGCCGAAGATAAGGAAGGTGCTGACAGCATTGTCAAGGGTATGAGCGAAACTTGGTTCAGCTTGATTATTGACTGATAATGGCAACTGCTTTTGACAAACAGATAGCAAATAGAAATTTTCTATCTCCAATAGGATTCAGATTTACTTTAGCGAAATTTCCTAAAGTAGATTTCTTTTCTCAGTCTGCAAACATTCCAGAGATTAGTTTAGGTACGGCGATTCAACCATCGTACCTGAAAAATCTTGATGTTCCTGGGGAGAAGATAACCTATGGAGATTTTAGGTTGTCTTTTATTGTTGATGAAAATATGGAGAACTACAGTGCGATCCATAAATGGATAACTGGTCTAGGTTTTCCTGAAACAACTCAGCAGTATAAAACTAAGATAACAAACGCTGAGGGTCAGCAGGACATCAATGAGGGTTTCAGTGACGGAACACTTCATGTCCTCAACAGCAATTTCAACGATACGATAAAAGTTAGTTTTAAAGACCTTTTTCCAGTATCTCTAGGGTCTTTGGAGTTCCAGGCAAATGATGGGGACTATAACTACTTTACAGCAGAGGTACTTTTCAAGTATACTGTGTATAATCTATTAGATACGCTCAACAAACCTTTATGATGGATCTTGAAAAAATTCAGGATATGTGGCAGAAAGACTCTATCATTGATCCTGATAATTTACATGATGAATCTTTAAAAATTCCTCAACTTCATTCAAAGTATTATACGATCTATAACACGATTACTCTTCTTCGAGAAAAAGCAAGAGAAACGCAAAAGCAAGTTCGTTTAGATCGATATAAGTATTACACTGGCAAGGCAACTGTAGAAGAATACGCTGAAAATCCTTTTCCATATAAAATTAGGGAAAAGGATGCACTTCAGAAGTATTTGGAAGCAGATGATAAAATGTGTAAGATTGATATGAAAATCACTTACTATGATACTTGTCTTAAATTTCTTGAGGAAATAATCAAAACAGTAGCAAATAGGACCTATCAAATCAAAAATGCTATTGAATGGCAGAGATTTCAAGCAGGATTTAACTAAATACCTAACGTAGACTAGATGAAAAGATGATTAGCACTTATACAGTGGCAGAATACTCTGCAGAAGATACTACTACAGATATTACATATACAAACGCTACTGGACACGTACACGTCAGAACTATATCCATTCCAAGAGACTCTGAAGGAGAAGTGGTTCAGGATAGTTTCTGTCAGACTCTTGCCGATCAACTTCTTTCTGTAAATACTAAACTGGATTTGGGAGTCTTGGGATTCTCAGATCCAAACGCAGCAGACGTAATGTAGGGTTGACAATCCCCGATAAATACCTGTAGGTGACCCTATAGGTTATGTCTCATTTGATTATATCAAAGAAGAACGAGGTAAGTCTTCAGGTTAAAGCGGATCCTCACGTATATTATGAACTGGCAGACCAGTTTACGTTTGAGGTTCCAGGTGCAAAATTTATGCCCCAGTACCGTAACAAGTATTGGGATGGAAAAATACGCTTATTCAACACCCAGAATGGAGAGATATACGTTGGGTTGTTAGATAAGGTTATACAGTTTTGTGAGAATCACGGATATACATACGAATTCATAAACAATAAGTTTTACGGTCTTCCCTTTGAGGTCAACGAAATGATCTCTAAAGAGGGCGTAAAGGACTATATGACATCTGTTAGCAAGTATTCCCCTCGCGACTACCAAGTAGAGGGCGTATACGACGCTCTAAGACATAATAGAAGGTTGTTGATATCCCCAACTGCCTCTGGAAAGTCTCTGATGATATATTCGCTTGTGAGATATCATGTTGAGCGCGGACAAAATACTCTGATAGTCGTTCCGACGACTTCCCTAGTAGAACAGATGTATAAAGACTTTGCAGACTATGGCTGGGACGTAGGTTCATATTGCCACAAAATATACGCTGGAAAAGAAAGGGAGACTGATTCTCAGGTGATCATCACCACCTGGCAGTCCATCTATAAACTTCCCCGCAAATATTTCTCTAGATTCAACGTGGTCGTTGGAGATGAAGCACACCAGTTTAAATCAAAGTCTCTTATATCTATAATGACAAAATTGTCAGATGCCAAGTATCGCTATGGTTTTACGGGAACGTTAGACGGCACTCAGACACATAAATGGGTTTTAGAAGGACTCTTTGGACCTGCATATAAAATCATCAGAACAGAAGAACTGATGAAGAAAGGTCATGTTGCTAAATTGGATATTAACGTACTTCTACTGAAGCACCCAGCACATAAATTTGAAAACTTTGAAGAAGAAGTTCAGTATATTATTAATCATGATAGAAGGAATAGATTCATACGAAATCTTGCTCTAGATCTAAAAGGAAATACTTTGATTCTTTTTTCAAGAGTTGAAGGACATGGGCAACCATTATACGAGATGATAAATAACGGTAGGGTTGATCAACGGCATGTATTCTTTGTCCATGGAGGAGTGGCAACAGAAGATAGAGAACAAGTAAGAGAAATTACTGAAAGAGAAAACAACGCGATCATTGTCGCTTCTTACGGAACGTTTTCTACGGGTATCAATATTAAAAATTTGCATAATGTTATCTTTGCTTCTCCTTCTAAATCAAGAATCCGTAACCTCCAATCAATTGGTAGGGTACTTAGGAAAGGAAACAGTAAGGAAAAGGCAACATTATATGATATCGCTGACGACATCAGTTACAAGTCCAGGAAAAATTACACACTTAATCATCTAATTGAAAGAATTAAAGTCTATAACGAAGAAAACTTTAATTATGAGATAGTAAACATACCGCTTAAAAACTAATGGGAGAAGAGTTTTACTGCATATTAAAATTAGTTTCAGGAGAAGAAGTCATCTCATTGATTGCTATTGATGAGAATGATGGAGACCCAATTATTATTGCCCAAAGTCCTTTAACTATGAAAATGGTCCATGGAGGTAATGGTGCTTACATTAAAGTAAAACCATGGATGGATTTAACTGAAGATGAAATATTTTTTATTAGACCAGACAAAGTTATTACAATGACGGAGACCAGAGATCCTAAATTAATTGATATCTATACTGATTATATC